GCGGAGGCAAGGAAGCCTTTCACAGATGCATGGAAGAAAAAGGCTGTGCTCGCCGGAATCACCACAGCGCCAAGTGAATCAATGGCATTCACCGTGAGCATCAAAGCTGAGCCGGGTGTAATGTCAATGTCCAACATGACGTTGAGGAAGTCGAACAACTTAGGCGTCAACACGAAGCTACTGGTAGGTGTAGCCGAGTTAACTGAGAATGCGGTGAACGGAACGACGCGCTGCTCATGGAAGAGCCACTCAAACCGTGAAGCGTCCGAAGCGCCCAGGGGATCCTGGACGTCATACAAGGCTGGAGAACCCGTTGCATTCAGACGAGCCAGATAGATGCCGACCCCGACCAACGGAGCGTACGAAAGCCCGCTGGTCAACTTACCTGTGTTGAACATGTAAGTCGGGTCAAGCTGACCATCCATCATCTTCATGCGAAGCCTTGGTAACAGGGGAGCTGCATTCTGTTGCAGCGTCTGCCTCGGCGATTCCATCAGGATTGAGTTGAGGGCACCGCCGCCAATCGTTAAAGAATTGACTTGGTTACCCCACAGAACGCCGTTCTGTTGAACGGTACCACCCCCAGGTTCACCAAGTGGGAACCAAGAACCGGTGCCCGGGTTATTAATCCGAGCCTCGGGAGGAACCCACCCGCCCCAGCCTAGAAGGCGTGAGATCGAGTTGCCTATTGAACCCAGTGCTGTGTTTGGCCTACCTTTTGCCATTTGAACTGACCCCTAAAAGATGAGGAGGAAAAGCCCTCCCCTAGCTACGATAGATCGAACTCAGAGTTGTCTTCCACACCAAGCGGAAGGGTCGTGAGTTCGGTGCCTGAAATGTCCTCGGACAGAGTGATATTAGCACTCTGTTTCCCGAGAACTGCCAGACCTGAACGTATACCGTTCAGGATTCGTACAGTTTCCGACTGGTACAAGCCTTCCAAAGGTGTTTTGCCACCCTGGAAGCCACTCGCCAGAAGCCCGATGACCATGTCATGACCTCCTGCTGCGGTCACTAGGTCACCGAAAGGTGTCAGTGCATGGATGTCTTTATCAGCCAACCAACGCACCGCAATCTCGAACATCGGGTGATGTTTTGCCGCTTCAAGCTGCTGTACCCAGCGAATCGTATCCATCTCTCCCGTCCAGTCGGGTCGAAACCGCTCATAACTCATCATGCCATTCAACACCCTCATGAGCGGACGCACCCCTACGCACAAACCTCGTGTGCGAAAACTCGATCGGTGGACATTTTGGAGGAAGTGAACCTCCTTGTATCCAACGAACTGTTTGCCAGGATGCAGGGTCATGCCTAGGTTTTCTTGCACCCACTCAGCTATCTCTACAACGTGCGGAAACTCGCGACCCTTGGATAGCTTGAATACACCGTCATCGCCCTGGACTTGGCACCCGAGCACTCGGAAGTGAAGTGCAACGGCCGCTGCCTCCATGACAAGTAGGTTTATGATGCTTCCGAGCAGGTTGGTGAAAACCGACCCGGATGGAACACCATCGCGACGGTTATAGTAATAACCGTCAGGTGCAATGAGACCACCACACTTGAAGTGGACCTTCAGCCGTTCCAGGAGGAACGGTTGTGAGTGGTCGTCTACCAGCTCCCTCAGAACAGCAAACGCCGCGTCGATCAACACTCCAGGTACTGAGCTGTCGAACGCGGAGTAATCAATGCTGAGGAGACACCCATTGCGGTCTTCGTCATCGAGGATGTCAGTGATGGCTCTGTCTACCTCGGCCTGACCGCGCCACGCCGCAAAGCATGGAACGGGGGTCAAGTAATCCAGCAATGGCCCCTGGATCATTTTCTCCAGGTTGGCTACCACACGACTCCCCTGGAAGATCGGTCTGCATTTCGCAGGTTGACCTGTACCAACGGGCTGTCCCCTGAACCCCAGTGTAAAGGGGTATCGCATCACGTCCTCTTCACCATTTAGGACTCTGAAGGATGAACGAGCCGCTTCGTCATGACAGACGCTATAGCTCGAACTGAAGAACGGGAAACCATAGGACGCGCGGCCGGTGAATGACTCGACCGCCTGCTCAAGTGACCAGTATGCTGATCTAGCCATACCGTCCCGACTGAGCCTGGACACAACTTTGCTGATGGCCTTGGACATGATCATTGAGTCGACGGGTGCCTTATGCCCGACGAAGTACGCGACAACTGCTCGTTGGAGTGCTGAGTTTTGATACTCAACCCTCCTAGAGTAACTGCCATGTTTACTCCTCTGCTGAGACTCAAGGTCACGGAGCCACGCCGGTAGCTGGCTGAGTGTGCACCAATCCCACAAATTCTCAGCACATGAGAACCGAGCGTCGTCAGGAGCAACCTCCTTACCGACCATAAGTTTACTCACGAGCGGAGAGTACAGGTCTTGGATACAACCAGACCCAACCAGACGCATTTGCTGCTGGCACCGTTCCAGCTGCTTCACGGTAAGGCCACTGGCGTGAGCCAACAACCCATTCCGAACGTCATGTACTACTGCTACCATAACAAACTCCTCGTAAATAAGAAAACCGCGGCTATGCGAT